CGTAAACATCACTACCTGCTGAGTTAACAAACCCGCATGCATATGCATATCGCTTGTGATAAGAAGGACGTCTTTCAGTAAACTTGAACTCAGGGTCGTCTGTGGGCTTCTTGGCTACTTTTGATACAAATCTAAAGAATGGGTCTTGAGCGATAGCTAATTCAGAGACACGGTCTCCAAAATTATACTTTCGTCGAAGATCACCAGTATCTTTAGAAGTTCCATCAGAAGAATAAGATGCTACATCAGAATAAGTTCCAAGACTAAAAATATCAGCCATTTTTAATCACCTTTTTGTTAATTGTTAAAAGCTAAAGGTACTATTACATACCAAAAGCTTTTTCTAATTCACTGTCAGACCCTAATATAGCTTCAAATACTCGGTCATCAGGAGATTCCTCGACCTGTGTTCCGCCTGTAGTAGCAAGTGAACTTGGAAGTTTTTCAACTTCACGCATTTTATCATGAACTTCTTGTCTTGCACTACTAGCTATTTTCTCATCTCGATTACTGCGATTCATTAGATAATAAATATCTTCAAGCTCTAGTGACTTGGATTTTGCAAAGTCTACAAAAACATCCCATTCATCATCAGAAATATTATGTTTCTGACGAAATGAAGTTTCTTTTGCCAACTTCTGATTTTCTGTACGTTGACCTCTAAGCTCTTTTCCAAGCCTTCGTTGGACAATGCCATCAATCGTAGCCCCAAGCACCTTTGCCGAATCCGAATCTGGAGTCGAAAAAGCGTCATCAGCGTCAAACACGAAATCCTCTGGAAGTTTGAGTTTTTCTGCCATATTCTGAGGTGTCTGACCACCACCCTCAAAATAATTACGAACATGTGTAATTAAATTGGGGTCGTCACGCATAGCTTCAAGTACAGGCATATAAGGTTTCAGCTCTTGAAGTTTGCTGTTTAACCTTTTTGCCTCTCTACTTGAGTCACTATACCTTTTTTGTATAGTCTCAACATTATTGTTAGAGACTTCTGATTGAACTTCACTTGGGCTCGATAGTGTATTACCACCGTTTTTGTCCGAGGTTGACAGCGAAGATTCGTCTATTATACCGGAATTAACACTTTCATCTAATGCAGCAAAAAAGTCATTAGATACACTGTTATCTCCGAATTGAGAGCTATTACTTTCGGGGGCCATGTCAGCGTTGCCTACTTGTTCTTGACTCATATGTGATTTCCTTTCACTTTACTAAGTTATAACAAAAACAATTAAGATGAAACACTTAATCTTACACATGTTTTTGTTTTTTTACTCCAAGTAAAGCCGCTCTTACACTTTCTGTTACCACCTTTTTCAGGATGTTCCTTATTGTGTTCGGCCTTACTTATAACTTTAACATTACTTTTACTATTATTTGATTTATTACTGTCTAAATGATGAACTACCTTACCCTCAGGAGCATTAGCCTTATTTCTATAATGTGTTTGACTGCTTCCATCTATCCACCTACCATTCCGACTGCCTTTTCTCGACATACTAGGGTATCTTTCTTTCTTCCAATTAGCCATTTACCCAGTAGAATTATTACTTTCTTTAACACTTGCCTTCATCTCAGCCTTCATCTTTTCAAATTCACCCTTCATTAAACCTCTCATCAGTTTCTGTTGAGCTTCAGTTTCAAGAACATCCTTTCTTATTTCAGTACCAGCCTCACCTATCTTCATTTTAATACCAGCCTGCACTAATTGACGTTCTAATGTTTCAATAGTCCCTTCTTTATCTTTCATAGCTTCTTCCATCTGAGATATCTGTCCTTGCATTTGAGAATACATAGACTTTCTTTCAATAACACTTTTCTTATTTCTAATATCTGTTTCTGCTATCATTGCGATATCATCTATTAAACCAGCCTGGAACCATCTAAAGTACTCTTCAAGTAAAGCCCATCTGTTAACAGGCATCGTAGCACCGGCTATAATCCTTACATCAAATCTTGCACTAGCATAATTCCTATATTTTCCTATTGCTTCACCATAATCATTATATATAGGTATGTTAATCTTTACTTCTTTTTCTTGTTCTTGAGGTGTTTGACCTGCTTCTGGTTGTACTATTCTAAATACCTTTTCTACTGAATAATGTTTTTGAGCCATCGACTGAAACACTTTCCCTAAGTGTTCTAAACATGGTTCTACTATGCTTCCCATCCATGCTTTTAACCTTCTTGTTCCAAATTCATCATTTGCAAGTAGACCTCTATATGTTTCAGGCTGTTCTTTCGTAAACCCCATCATTGAAGACGGAACACCACTTATATATTCAGCGTCCGATTTGCCTTCTTGTGTAATTGAATAAAAAGCATTGTTGATAGGAGCTGGTAATACAGGAGTCGGAGGAGTAAATCCCTGTCTATACTTTAATAAAGCCCCCGGAGATGAAGAATACTGTTCCCATTCATCTTCTGGCACCGAACCTTCTTCATACATCCATCTTAAGTTAGAAGCTAGGTTAGCATTATGTAACATAATCTGATGAGCTTTGTTTATTTCTTGTTGTTTACCAATAAGAGGAACAACTGCGCTCATTGGATATGGAGTTCCACTATACATATAAGAAATAGGAACTATAGGATATTCATTAACTGGAAGTTGATATTCATATAAAAATACATCATCACCAACAGTACAAGTTATAATAATCCTATTTTCATAAAACTTTATAGCATCGACAATATTCTTTTTTACATCTTTATTTGAAGATAATATTTGAAAGTCTTCCTCAGTCATTACCTGATTTGTAATAGTGGTAGCAGCTTCTTGAGCTTGAGACATCATTTCCATTTCATGTTCTTTTACTGACTGGGCAGCCATTTTATGGGCTCTTTCTAACTCAAGTTTTGCTCTCTCTGGTATCATTTCACCAGATTCTACAGCTTGCTGTAACTGAATTTGTTTTTCAGCTAAACCAACTTCAATCTCTTTACGAAATTCATCAATCTGTTCTTCTACTTGTTCTTTTAATAAACTAATCTCAGCTGGAGTTGGATTGACTGTCATAAAAACATTTCGATAAGCTAACTTCTTTTTAGTATAAGTTTCATAGTATGGAATAATATCCTCATCTTCAGCCTCTAAATTAACACCCATCGTAATATCTTCAGGTTGAGTACTAAATGATTCATTTATATCTCTTTGTGAATAAGACACAACTTCTGTGCTCCGGGAAACTTTCTTTATTTTAGCTTCATGTTCAGGAAGCATATTTATTAAACTTGATCTTGAAAGATTCTTTTTTATAGTTATAAATGTAGCATCTCTAAATAAGAAGTCTCTACTGGCAGGGTCTACATACACATCATATGGATCAACTCTTTTAAACATTACCTCACCCATGCCACGGTCAGAATCTCTATCTATATCTACAAGAAAATATCCAATTCCTTTAGTAAGAGAGTCAAGAGCAATCTGACTATATAAAGATTTTCCATTAGATAAATACCAACAATAGTCAGCAATATCAGAATGAACCTGAGCTGTGTCCACATCATCACCAGTTGCTCCTACTGCTTTCCATCTTGGATTATTAGCTGTAACAAAATACTTCATTATTTCAACAATAGGGGTTACTCTATTAATAATAAATGTAGGCATACCGGCTTCTTCCAAACTATCTACTTCACTTTTTGAAAGTTGCTCGTTTAAATAAAAATCAAATCCTTTCTGGCTGAGAGTTTGCCATCTTTGCCTATGGCTATTATTTGCTTTTTCCCAAAGCTGTTTATTAACCTGTGCTCTTTTCTTATTTGTTAATCTAGCCATTATTTAGGTTTCCAACTCCCTTTTGCAAATTTCCTCGCTTCTTTTTTATCATGTCCAAATTCAAATACCTCTCCACGACTCTTAGCTTCATCGTAGGCTCCTGATATATCTCCCCCTTTATCATAATCAATCCATCTATTAGGTTTTGTTTTATGAGGAAATAATGTAGGAAACGCAACATTCCTATCGTCAATATTTGCGCTTACCATTCTATGTGATGATTCATTTACTATTCTCCCAGATTTATCAAGATTAGGTCTCGACTGACCTTCTCTTATTTTTCTAGCTCTATGAGAATATTCATCATACTTACCAGCTTCTCTAATTTTATTATCAACCATTATTCTCTTATCTCTATATGAACTAAATCATCAAAATTATTATCTTTAATTTCACCATCACTGTCCCAGTCTCCACCCCATCTTGCTTTAACTCCTAACTGTTGTGCAATACCACGAAGCATACCACCCATATAATGGAATCTTTCTCTATCTTCCCAATTAATAGGATAAGGAGCTAAATCAACTGCTTTACCATCGATATGTTTAGAGAACCTTGTCTTGGTTGCACCTTTAGAGAGCAACTCTTCTTGCCTCTCTTTTGTTCTTACACCCTCGATTATAGTAACATCCATAATCTTTACTAACTCATTAAGAATATTAACAAGTTTAGCATCTACACCTACAAGCCGAGACCGTGAACGCTTACCGAATTTCGGCACAATTTTCCCTTAATCAATTTATTATTTATTCTTTTTTTTATATCGACTGAACTAGTTCTTGAAACCACCTTTCTACCGCTTACTTCTATAATATAAAGTTTTTTGCCTTTTCGTATATTTTTTCCCCGGGCCTAGTTCTGGAATAGCAACCAATTCTTTATTTTTCTTAGTAGCTTTTACTGGTTTCTTAGATGCTACTTTCTTAGTTTCAGATACTGGTTTCTTAGGTGCTACTTTCTTTTTATCCGATGCTCTTGCGCAACTGTAAGAACGACCATCCCAATTAAAAGAATCACCAGCTCCTTTGCCCTTGCAATTTTTTGCAAAAGCTGATTTAAAAGAACCTGCAGCTTTTGATTTCTTTTCGTACTTTGCGTAGACTCCGCCTTTAGTCACTTCTGTCCCACCTTTACCTGCTTTCATTGCGCCTTTGCGAATCCTACCAGCTTGTTTGGTAGTTTGTTTTTCAGCTCCGCCACCAATTTTCTTTTTACGTTTTTTCTGTATTCCAAGAAGTTTTCCAAGATTCTTGCCTGGATACCATTTTGTTTTAGCCATTTTTATTCCTTATTAATTAAGCGACGAGCCAGTTCCTGGCCTTTCGCTTTGGTTTTATCCATTGTTTTTTATCTTTATCACGCTTCATATTCGGAGGGAACGCGTGCACTTGAGCATAATAAAGACTCTCTATTGTATCGTCATGAGACATTTTAGGCCCAAAAGTAACAATTTCGTTGATCAAATCAAACATATCCATTCTCCTC